TTAAGATATTTTTCCCAGTTTCAATGATATTTTTTGACCACTGAGAAATGTTCTCATCTTTTATTGAATCAAGTAAATTCATAGCAGATGTATCTCCGTTTAATAAACTCACAACACATTTTCCTAATTCATCATGGTCCATATCAAACATAGCTGATTTACTATCTACTAAAATATTATAAAGTCCTTTTCCTTCAGAATCAAGTAACTGACAAATCATATAAATGACAAACGCTGCATAAGTAATACTTGTATTCATCATGAATTCTTCAATAAGAATTCTTAATTCTTTTGAATAAAAAAGATACTTGTTTTCTTCAGCAGGTCTTACAACTTCGTTTAATGAAGTCATAATTTCATAAGCAGTTACTTTAGAAGGTAAAGCTTTCTTATAAAATAACTCAATTTGTTTCTTAAAATATTCAGGATTCTTTGTAAACTGAACCTTATTCTCCATAAGATAATCAAATGCATATCTAAAATAAAGAATGATTTCTTTCATTTGTTCTTTTGTCTCAGATGGCATTGATTTTACTTCTTTAAAAAATCTATCCATGAATACAGATACTTCCTGCGGAATATTAAAATCTTTTGTGTGAATAAAGATACTATTCCATAATGCAATCGAATTCTTTTCCATCTCTAAAATTGTATTTACTGACTGAGTTTCTTCCAATTCCTGATACCATGAAGAACGATAAAAGTCAATAGATACTTTCGTAGAATTAGAAAAAGAATCTGTATTAAAAATCATGAATAATTTATGTTCTGGTAACAATCTTTCCATGTTTTCTATCATTATTCTTTCTCCTTTCCTTTATGGTCATAGACAAGACTTCTTGTTGCTTTATTAAAGAAATCACCATTTGTAATATTTCTATCCATTCCATCGGGACTGTATTTAAATACAGAATATGAATGATTATTTCCTTTATCATACTTAGCAATTAACTCATCTATAACGTCTTTATATGAACGTATTTCTCTTACACCTTGATGTCCAAACCAACTTGATTCGAACCAATATTTCTTTCCTTCGAAAGTAATAATAGAAAATGTATGTGTAACAATATCATCTGGATTGTCGGATAATTGCATTACAAAAAGATATGATTCATCTTTTATTCCAGTTCCTCTAAACCAGTTATGTTGATAATTTACAAAATCCCAACAGATACCTACATGATATTTTTCAATATCTTTAATCGGAATAGTCTTATACTGACTCCAGTCAATTTCTGAAGATTTTGTATATTTCTTTCCATTAATCAATACTCCATAATCCCAGCTATTTAATTCTTTATTGAATGATTTGATGTCATCCATAGTTATTGTATTTACTGCTTCATATACGTCTTTTAAAGAAAAGATATCATATTCAGTATGTTTTTTCACATCAAAAACTTCAGCATGTAAACCTACAGATATAGCAGCATCTACGTTTTCTTTTCTATCATCAAAGAAAATAGCTTTAGATGGATTGATTGAAAATTTATCTATTAAAAGATTATAAATAGTTTTCTCAGGTTTCATCATATCAACTTCATAAGATACAATTCCTCCATCAAATAACTTAAGAAAATCAAATAAACCTTTCTCTTTACAAAGTTCAAATGATGCTTTATTCCAATTTGATAAATAATAAACTTTATATCCTTTATCTTTCAAATTTTTAATCATTGTCTCTGTGAATTCAAATGGTTTAATTCCTGTATTTAAAACAGTAAAAATCTCTTTTGCATACTTTTTAAATTCTGGTTTTAATGAAGTTTTAAATAATTCAATTGCTTCATCTGTACTCATAGTTTCTGTAATGTGCTGAGACATTTCTGCATATTTAAAGATTAAGTATTCGTAATCTTCATCAGGTATTTTACTATTGATAATATTTTCTCTAAAGGTATTCTTTACAAGAACTGAACCTAAATCAAAAATAACAGTATTAATATCTTCATCATCAATACTTTCTTTTGTATATTCCACACCTTTTACTTTAGCTATTCTTTTTTTATGTTCATCTAAAGATTGTAATTCGACTCCATTCTCTTCAAGCATTTCTTTAAATGAATTATATTTGATTTCTCTTTTTACTTTAATTTTATGAGGAGAAACAACTTCCTTAGTTTTAAATCTTTTAAAACTTCCATCATTTTCTAATTCATACATAGAACAAGGTTCGTCCATTTTTACATCATCTGAATATGAAAACGTGACAGTTTTCCAATTATCCCACGTTGACTGATTCCCTATACCATCATGCCATCGTCCACCAAAACATGCTGAAAATCTCTTATCATCTGACGCAAAAACTAAATCAATTTTACCTATCTCTTTTGCAATATTAACACTTTTAGGCAAAATATATTTTAATCCTTGCTTAGGTGATGCATGAAATAATTTTACTGTTTTTGGAACAGCAGGCATATTATCTAATGAAATATTTGATTCCATAAATACTGATTCAAATACGATATCACCATCGCCAATACTTTCTTCAGATTCAATAATAAAAATAGGTTTCTGAACTTTATCAAACTCTCTTTCTTTTGCAAGTTCTAAGAATTTAAACAAAGCTGAATTATCCTTATTTACAATTTTGATGTAATTAAACTGATTATTCATCATTACATCATCTTTTAACTTTTCTTTGACCTTATCAACATTCTGAATCTTAGAATGCATATTTGGATTATCGCCACCATCTTTAATTTCAATTTCCAATTCTAATGATGGAATAAAGAAATCCGGAATATAAAAATGTTTCTGTCCTTCATACATATACCAATAAGTATGTGGAGATGGTGCAATAATGTCGTTAGGGTCAAAATTCATAACTACATCTAAAAATTCTAAGAATGACTTCTCATAACTTCCAGTATATGTTGTTTTATGAACATGGTCTCTCCATGTATATTCACCACTAATCTGTCTATTAGCCAACATCTTTTTCTGTTGTTCTGGGTCATTAAGTAGAGTAGTTTTACCATACTTTCCAATCATTCTATTTTTAAATATATTAACATAAGTTTCTTTACATTTTGGTTTTTCACATAAACGATTGTATTTATGTGTCTTTTCATTCCATGATGTTTTACCTTTACATATCACACAATTTCCATGTGTTTTTCCTGTTCTTAGGTAATATGAAAATTGCCACGGTGACATATCTTCAGGTATCATTTCATCATGATGCTTTTCTAAATGTGAAACGAAATCATCCGCTTCATAACAAAAATAATAACAGAATTTACAATAAATTCTACGCTTTTGTTTAGCCATCATATTCACCTACTTTCATAATAGTGTCATTAACCTATTGTTTTTTCTAGGATATTTTATGAGGTTTTCTATATAAAATAAAAAATATAAGAAATTACAATAAAATAAGCAATTATAAAATATTATTAAATCCACATTCAGATAAGAAGTGGATAAGAAAGAGGTGAAAGATAAATGGCTAAATTTGATGATATGATAAACTTAAATCCCACATTTGCTGTTAATGATTATCAAAAACCTAAATATTTATCTGAAAGAGAATCTAAGATATTTGATATTCTTATGGTACTTTTCGGTAAACCTGGTTTTTATCCATCTATCCCAACATTGGGAATGAATATTCAGCAATATTTATATATGTTTGAAGATGAGGTCTCTGCTGAAGCAATTAAATCCAAATTGGTAGAACAGTGTGAAGACTTCGATAATGACATCAATACAGAAGAATTGGATGTCATCACTACGGTATATAAAGAGAGATTGATGATTATCTTTATATTACCATTAATTAATGACACAAATAAAGTATCAGTAGCTCTTGGTGTAACTACTAATACTGCTGGTGAAATAATATTTAACTCTGTTGATACTAACAGCAGTCAGATATTATAATAAAAAATATTATAATGGAGGAACGTAAAAATGGCAGAAGAAAAGAGAACGGCGTTTGAAGAAAACGACCCTAAGGTAGATTCTAGCTTACCAATCGAAGATATTTTATCTGGTATTAATGGAAAGAAAGAATCTACAAATAATGAAGCAACAGTAAAAGAGGCAGCTCCAACTGAAGAGAAATTATCTCCATTGGAAGAATTAAGAAGACAGCAGCAGAAACCTGATGGTGGTGCTGGAATGGTGATTTCCAATGAAGAGCTTGAGAAAGGGGCATCACAGCCTGTAAAAGATATGGTTCATACAGATGAACGTATGGAAGATTTCCAGAAACACATGGATGAACTGGATGAAACTCTTGATAAGAGAAATTCAGTTATCATCGTTAAACAGCCAACAAACTATGCTGAATATATTCAAATGATTGATGAAATTGAATCAGTAAGTAAGAGAGAAGATGGTTCATTATTCTTTGACCTTAAAGATGATGAAGGTGAACCTACTGAGCCTGTATTCTGTAGATTAAGATTAGAGGATGAAGGTGCATTTGATTTCTCTACTATTCCAGATTTTAAGGAAGAAACTTCTGGGGATGATTCAACAGATGACGATGGTGATGAAACAAAAGAAGAAGCAATGTCACCGGAAAAAAAGAAAATGGTAGAGGTCTTAATTGATAAGACTGGTTTTGGTACAGATTTCATGTTCACAGAAGAAGAACGTGAGAAGTTAACTGAAGCTGAATCTATCAGAGTTAATGAAGTAAAATTACTTGATATTAATGCTATTAAAGCAAAGAGAAGTAACAAGTCATTTCAGGATGTTATCCAGCAGTATGATACATCTGGTTCAAGAGTAACCATTTGTTTCCCTGCGTCAGGATTTAAGGCACAGATGAAAGGACTTTCTTATGGTGAGTATGCAGATATTGCTTTATCTATGGAAACTGTTACATTCGATCAGTACTATAAGAGACTTTCCGTTATCTATAATAAGATGACAAATATCTCTACTGGACCTTTCGAAGATTTTGAAGATTTCTTAAAGCATTTTGCATATACAGATATCCAGCTTGCACTTTATGCAATGTATGTTGCAACTGAGAAAGAGAATCAGGAGATTTCACTTAGATGTGGTAACACAACTGGTGCTAATCGTTGTGGATTATCTTTCAACTGGAAGTATACAACAAGAAGTATCTTACGTCTTGATAGATGTGCAGATACATTCCTTAAGAAGATGGAAGAGATTGCAACAGCTCCTGGTGCTGAATTTGATCGTATTAAGGATGAAGCAGCTGTTAATGATTCTAAGTTCATTGAGTTACCTGAGAGTAAGTTCGTATGTGAACTTGGTGTAGCATCAGCGTATGACTTCTTATACAACTTCATTCCTCTTATGAATGAAGAGACATTCAAGACAGCATTTGGTGATGATGTAAATGAGATTTATCAGAATAACGTATTACTCCTTACAGCACTTCGTTCTATCAGAATTCCTGATGGTAACGGTGACTATATTGAGTGTTATGGATATAAAGATATTCTTGATGCAATTTATCATGTATCTCCATCAGAAATTCAGATTTTAGCTGCTTATGTAGCAAAGATTCAGACTCATTACGAGATGACATTCTCATTTGGTGATGTAGTTTGTCCACACTGTAAGACAGTTACAAAGAATCTTGATATTTCTATGGATGACCTGGTTTTTCAGACATACAATCGCTTGATGAATACCGAAATCGATCTGACCAAAATTCAGGATTTATAGACACTACACTAGCACTTTTTAAAGGCGAGCTTTCATATAATGATATTATGTGGGGCATGCCTAAAAAAGTGCTGTTAGAGTTGAGGGATGCAAGAGTCAAACGATTGTCAGAAGAACAAAAATCAATAGAAGAACAACAAAAAGAAGCACAAAGACAAGCATTGCGCGACCAAATAATGCAACCATAAGTCGGCTGTTTCATTATTCAATCTTATATATGAAAGGATAATGAGACATGAAAAAATCTATGCCAGAATTTATTACTGCATTATCCGATAATAACTTTGATGTATTAGAAGAAATCTTTTTAGATAAATATTTGAAGTTTTCACAGTTATACTGGCTGTTAAAAGATTATAGTGACTACATAACTTCATTATCCTATAAAGAGACTAAGAAAGATAAACTCAAGGTTGAAGTTACATTCGCTAAATTAAAGATTGACAAAATCTTAAGCGAATTGAACGAGAGTATTTCGGAAGATGCAAATAACATTTTGATTTGGAATAATAAAAAAATTTTACACATCGAAATCACAAGAGATGAGTCTACAACGTAAGAGTTGTAGACTCATCTCATTTTTATCACTTATTATATTTATATATTATTTTATTGAATATTGGGGTTTGATATTGAGATTTCAATATATAATATATAAGGAAGGTGATATAATGATTTATTTGATTGAAAATAAAGATGGGGATATTATACAAGAGGAAAGATTTACTCAAAGGGCGTCACTTCATAATGAGCGTTTGTTATACACATTTCTTGAAACTAAAAGACTTGAGGGTTTATCAAATAATACACTAAACAATTATCGTAAATACCTGCAACTACTTTCTGAAGGTGTTGGTAAACGTTTTGAAGATATTACAGTTGTGGATCTACGTCAATATATGACAGATTATCAATCAATACACAAAGTAAAGAATGAGACTATGGATAATATACGTAGAGTATATTCGTCATTTTATAATTTCCTAGAAGATGAAGAATATATTTTACGTTCACCAGTAAAGAAACTGCATAAAATTAAAGGTGAAAAGACTTTAAAACAACCTTTTACTGATGAAGATGTTATTCAGATTTTTGATGCGTGCTATACTATACGAGAAAGAGCATTGATTGACTTTCTTTATATAACAGGTGTCAGAGTTTCAGAATTATGTAAATTAAATATAAGTGATATTGATTTTGAGAGAAAAGAGGTCATTGTAATGGGTAAAGGTTCTAAAGAGCGTGTTGTGTATTTTGATGCACAAACAAAATTACATCTTGAACAATATCTTGAGACAAGAAAAGACGAAAATCCAGCATTGTTTGTGGCAGCGTTACCACCACACAATAGAATTAGTAAAACAGGTGTAGAATTTATAGTTTCACAAATTGGTGACAGGGCTCATGTACCTAAATGTCACCCTCACAGATTCCGAAGAACATTAGCTACTCGTTTATTAAACAGAGGAGTTCCTATAGAGCAAGTACAACAGATATTAGGTCATAGTAAAATTGAGACAACACTTATTTATGCTCAAGTTGATCAAGGAAATGTGAAGTTATCACATGGTAAATTTGCTTAAAATAACTTTGTATAACTATGGAAACTAAAAAGTAAAATCAAATTGATTTTTTATAATGAAGAAAAACAGTTTAGGTCTTTACCTGGATATAAAAATAATATGATTTCTAATAGAATTTCAATTATATATTATTTTTATGGTAAAGGCTTGAACTAGTTGAGAAAGGATGGTAAAAATCATGAAGAAGGTAAAGAAAAGATCAATACGATCGAACGGAATTTTAGACCGATTATGTTCGGTGCTTGTTGTAGTCGCGGCGGTGACGTCGCTATGTTACATTTTAAAAGAACCAGTGGAAACTAATAACAATAATAACTTGAGTATGGTAACTTATGGACAGGAAAATACTGAAAAAGAAACAGAAACTGAAGAAGTTGAAATTATTTCTGTAGATGTACCAAATGTTACCGCTGGTGTACAAAGTGCCATGATGGATTTAATACACCCAAAGAATGACATAGTACATGTGACAGAAATGCAACCAACACTATATGCTGGTTTAAATGCTAATGTATACAGAACTTTTACATTGGATACATATTTATCACAAAATACCAATGAAATGATTGTTTCATCTATAGTAGAAGAAGACATTGAAGAGGAACCAGTCATTGTATACAATTATGAAAACACAGGTTATGCAACTACAACCCTGAATATCAGAAAAGAACCTAAAAAGTCTTCTGAGAAATTAGGGTCATTTGAGTTTAATGAGAAAATTTGCTACTCATATTTAGATAACGATTCTGAAAATGGGTGGGGAGCTATTGAATATGATGGTTCTATAGCTTACGTTAGTTTAAAATATATAAGTGATGAACAGGCTAATTACAAGGAACTTGGAGTCGATGGGGATAAGAGAAAATCTTATATGGACTGGACTTGTATTACTTCGAAATCATCACCACAGTATAAGATACAACACAATTATGCCTACACAGATAGTAATGGAGTGCGTGCAGTCGATGGACGTTATTGCATTGCCCTGGGAAGTTACTACACACATGATGTAGGAAGATGGGTCGACCTAGTATTAGAAGATGGAAGCATTATTGAATGCATTATTGGAGATTGTAAAGCTGACTGTGATACCGTAAATAACCATTCAATGGGTATTGATGGAGGAGTCGCTGAGTTTATTGTAGAAACCAGTGCTTTACCAAAGAGAGCACGACAAATGGGTGATGTATCTTACAGCACAGACGGATGGTTACAAAATGTAGTTTCTATTCGTATTTATGATAAAAATATATTAGAATAATAAAATATTCTTATACTTACATTTATCTAAGATGATTATATATTATCTTAGCGTAACGTTATTATAGCCAGCCATGGCTTTAATATATAAAATAAATTATTCCAAAAGGAGGAAACAAAAATGGCAAGAGATTACAACACAAGAGCAGGTATTACACCTGACGAGAAAGAGCTGCCATACAGCATCACAACCGCAGATGTTGAATCTTATCTTAATAAGAAGATGGATGTAATTTGCGATCAGATTGCGAAGAAGAACGGCACAGACAAGGAAGAAATTGATGTACATGTGTACACGACAGAAGCAGGTAAGGATTTCTTACCATTCGTGGTAGTGTTACCTATGGATGTTTTGAAGAGTAAGAAGCAGAAGAATCAGAATACAGCTTCAATCTTTACACCTCAGGACAGTGACAATGCATGCAGCATGAAGGACGAGTATTACAACGTATTTAAGCCTTTCATCTACAACAAGGATGATGAGCAGGCTTTCTTCTCAGATGAGTGGAGAAGACGAGTAAGAGTAAACCGTGAAACAAGTCCGGTACTTAAGTCACTCAGAACTGCTAAGGTTCAGAGAATGAACGGTGGAAACACATCCGTGGTCATCTTCATGATTGACCCATTAAGAGTTTTCCATGACATGCTTAAGATTGACGGAGACAACCGTGATTTCCATATTGAAATCGGTAATCTTCAGAAGATC